GGCGGAAGATCACAGGAGTCAAAATTGACATATAACCATTTGATTTAAATCGTTTATATTTTTCTATTCTAATTCATTTATACACATCCTTATACATATAATATCTATCGATTAATTTTTACACGCATCTTCACGCACGTTAACTCAGGAAAAAATTTTTTTTTCGGAAGAACTGTTCACACTGTTCACCTTTCTGTTTTCTCCTTTTATTTCAGTTGGATAGGTGGTGAATAATGGGTGAAGGGTGAACATTCGATTCTTCACCTCCGGCATTCTGCCGGTGTGACTCATACCGGTGATTAATCCTCCGCACTGAAAATCACACAGGAAGAAAAAAAGTTTTTTTTGATTTGATTGTTCACACTGTTCACCTTTCGTTTTTTTCTTTTAATTTCAGTGTGATAACGGGTGAATATACGGTGAAGGGTGAACAGTGGATTGTTCACCTTCGGGGGATGTCGGGATAAAAAAAAGACCGGCAGATGCCGGTCAGGTGGGTCAGGCTATTGCAGGGTCGTCACATTTTGGCAGCCAGTCGCCGTAGCTTTCCTCTTTCAGCGTCAGGTTGGTCTGTATCCCCTGTTTGGTATGGCGCTTCTCGTAATTCAGTCCGTATTCCTTCAGCATCACCGGCAGCCCCAGCCCGAACATTTTCAGACTGAGTACATTCCGGTAGCCGTTTGCCTCCATGTAGGCCAGATAGGCGTGATAGAGGTATTTACGGTAATTACGCGGGATGATACTGGCGTTCCCCATATACATGCCGCTGGTCTGCGGCAGGGTTTCCAGATAGCCGATAAAATCAAACGTCGGGTCGGCATCCCGTTTGATGTTCAGCGCCTCGTCTGAGTTCTGCTGGGACTGAAGCAGTGACCGGGCGAGCATCGGGTCGCTGAACTTCTGCATCAGGTGACGCACGATGACCGCCAGCTCGCGGGTGATTTTGTCCTTAAGCTGCGGGTCGCGCTCCTGCGGGGCTATCTGTTCCGGGAAGTGAATAATCACCCGCCGGCGTGACACGCCGCCGCTGCGATCGGTGAAGCGCATCGGGTTATTGTTCACGGCCAGAATCACCGCCGGGATATGCGTGGAGTACGCATCCCGGTATTTCGGGTCAACGGACACCGCATCGCCGCCGGTGATGGCCTTGAGTCCGGCACCGTCGCCGCTCCATTTTTCCTGGTCCGGCAGGCGTATCAGTGAGAAGCCAGTTAACGCGGCACGTTCACGCGGGGATTCCAGCGTCTCAATGGTGGCCGATGTGGCGTTATCCTCCCCGGCCAGCAGGGTGGCTATTTCGGCCATGATACTTTTGCCGCTGCCGCCGGGACCGGTCACCTCCAGAAAGAGCTGCCAGTCGTAGCGGTTTGCCAGCACCATAAACAGTGCGGCCAGAATCACGTCGCGTTTTTCCGCACGACCACCGGCAGCACGGTCAAGCCAGCGCCAGAACGCGGGGGCGTGGGTCTCCAGCGTTTCACCGTCCACCGGCGGGGTGAAATCCACATCGCACAGGGTGCGCATCCAGTGTGACGGACTGTGCGGGTGGAACGTGCCGTTCTGCGTGTCGAGCACGCCGTTACGAAAGCCAATCAGGCGGCGGGAGGGGGCTTCCTGCTGCGGAATAATCAGCTTCAGGGTGTCCACCACGGAGGCCACCTTCCCGGAGGAGAACGGCGCGCGCAGACGCTGAAACAGCCCGGCCACATCCCGGGCAAAGTCCTGTGGCGGCAGCACCTTCCAGACACCATTTTCATAGCGGGACAGAAGCTGGCCGTTGGCATCGACCGCGAGCGCCTCGCCGTAATGCTCATAGATACGCATGGCCTTTTCGCTGGTACTCATGGCGGAAAACTCCGCTTCGCTCATGGTGTCGAACGGGCTTTCAGCCGGTGGCCGGATGGCATCATAAATGGCCTTACGGGTGGCCCCCCCGCCGTACTGCGTGAAGGCATCATTCCAGTCACCGAAGACCGGCGGCAGGGCAACAACACCTTCACACGCATCTGCGGCTGCGGCGGCTTTTTTCTGGCCGTCACCGCTGAGGTCACGGTCAGCAGCAAGGACAATCTGACAGGCCGGATGCTTCTGCCGGGCAAGGCTGGCCAGAGAAAGGAGGTTCACGGAAGAAAGCGCCACCATCACCGTTTCACCGGTCAGGTGATGCACGGTAAGTGCGGTCGCGTATCCCTCCGCTATCCACAGACGTTTTCCGGCCTGATTCTGTCCTTCAAGGGTGTGACAGGTGCCCCTGACCTGTCCGCCTTTCAGGGTGCGCTTACGGCCGTCAGCACTGATTAACTGAAGGTTAACCAGTTCGCCGCTGTCGTCATACAGTGGCACCACAAGATCACCGGCGCGCCAGCTCACGCCACCGGCTCTGTGTGTGCCGGTCAGCATCCGGCATTCCCGGCCGGGAAAGCCCTTGCGGGTCAGGTAGGCGTTACCGGTTCCGGGACGGGTTTTCGCCATCAGGGTTTGTGCCAGTGCGGCGGCGTTCTTCCGGGCGGCTTCTGTTTCAGCACCGGCGGCGGCCGTCACTGCCGGGTCAGCCGGGGGCAGGCAGCCGGTCACGGCAGCCACCTTTGCGGCCGCGTCGGACGGGGAAACACCAAACACCTTTTCAACCAGTTTCAGGCCGTCACCGGCACCACACTGATTGCAGTACCAGGTGCCGCGCCCCTCCCTGTCATCAAAACGGAAGCGGTCACTCCCGCCACAGACCGGACAGGGCTGATGACGGTTTTTCAGCACCTGAATCCCCAGCGCCGGGAGAATACGCGGCCAGTGGCCGAGCGCATGGCTGACGGTGGCGGTTACGTTCATTTTCATGGTGTTGTTCTCCTTCAGTGCAGTACCGGCGCTTTTATGTGACGGGCACAGAGTTCATCCATCACAACCAGCCCGAGAAAGGACAGCGACGGCGCGGCCTTCAGGGGGCCGGATTCCATTAAATCTTCCAGCAGGGCACAGGCTATCTGACGCCCTTTTTCCTCACCGTGCTGGCGCAGATAAAAGCCTTCCAGCTCAGCGGCGATGGCCGCCTCCAGTGATTCAAGGGTGAGATGCGGGTAGCGGTGCTGACGTTCGCACACGGTCAGCCAGGCACAGGCGACAGCGCGACGGTAAAGGGCTGCGCGTAAGACGGGCGGTAAGGGTGTTTTCATTTGCTTTCCTCCCTGTGACAGATGACTGCATTCCGTGCCGGTTGCATTAACTGATAAGGCATATCTGCGTCTCCTGAAGACGTGCGTATCCCTGCGCGAATACGCACATTTAATTTTTCGGGTGTCGTTTTTTAATTACAGATAATTGCGGTAACTGTTATCCGGGGTGATTTCCGGGTCAGGCTCCGTGCGGGGAATTTCCCGCCATTCCCGCGCCACCGGTGCCGCCCGGCTGACCGGAACAGTGTCCTGCGGGTAAATATCCAGATATTTCTCCCGCCATTTCTGTAATTCCGGGTCTCCGGCCATTTCTTTCAGTACCGCATGCCGGTTTACGGGGCTGCGTTTAAACAGGTCAGGACGGTCACAGGTAAATTCCCGCAGAAAACGCCCCAGCGGGATGTCTGTGGTGCGCCCGTCGGCGAGGATACGCACAAGGATACTGAATTTACGGCGGTACGGGTTCCAGACAATTTCCGGGCAGCGGTACGGCATTTCCCACGGAATACCGTCTTCCAGAATGCCGACCACGGCCACATCGGGAAAACCGGCAGAACGGTAAATCTCACCGGGCTGGGGAAAATCAAACATGCGTCCTGTCTCCCCGGTCTTTCTGCTGGGCGAGAAAATCGCGGCACAGGCCTTTGGCTTTCAGCTCATTCAGCACAAAATCAATATCTTCATTCAGGTAGCTGAAAATATGCGGAATGTAGAGCTGATGCAGGCCGGAGAGTTCACGGTGAATCAAATCACCCCCAACAAACCGGGATACGGCGCTGGCGCGGTTGAGCTTATGGTAAGCCTCAATGCTGAGGTGTTCACGGGCGTCATGACGTGCTGAGACGGTCTGAGGGGCTTTTTTATTACGCACGGGACACCTCCACCACCGGCAGACGGGCAGCAAGGGAGAGCACATAGTCACGGACAAGGGAACGGCGGGCACTGCGTTCATCACCGGCGACGGTGCGAAGCATACAGATACGGGGATGACGGTCTGCGCGACGGACAGCCGCAAACACAAAGACAAATTCAGGGTGTGAGGGGGTAAGGGTTGTAGCCATGATGGCAGCCTCCTGTGAATAGCAAATAACGCTATCGCCGGAGTTCTCACGCTCGATGGCGATAGCCCAGACGGGGGTGAGAATACCGGCTTCACAGGATACCGGCCAGCCCGGAGGCTGCCCCGCCTGAGCTACCATTGACTCTGCGGCATAATGAGCGGACGCGGGCAGGATGCACGGAATGCCATCTGCACGACTGACCACACACCACACCATAATCTGGCGCTCTGTGGCATTGATTGCGACACAAAAAAAGACGCGTGGCGCGTCATATGTCGCCTGTGAATTGCTCGGGTTCTCACGCCCGGCTGCCGATTTTGCGGCAGCGGAAAAACTATATCCGCAAATGCCGGAAAAAGGCAAGCCAGAAAAAGGGAGTTTTTGCAGAGCGGGCATCATCATGCGTCGTACCCCCGTTTGCGTCCGGCAATGCGTCCGGCCATCCATGCGGTGACTTCAGAGTGCAGCCAGGCCACATTTTTACCGCCAAGACTCACCTGCGGCGGAAATTCCCCCTTACGGATGAGTTCGTAGATGGTCGAGCGTGACAGGCCGCACAGGTGCATCACTTCCGGCAGACGTAAAAAACGCTCCTGCGTGATGTCCGGCAGCGGCATCAGTGGCGTCACTGGGGCGGGAGACGGGGAAGAAAAAACAGCTTGCATCGGGCTACCTCGTTAATGTCCATACAGCACCGGATAAGTCCGTCCGGCTTCGGGTAGCGCTTTATTTTGTGAATATTTTCAGCAGACGCAACAGGGGGGATTTGTTCCGGCAGCCTTACAATGGCTGTGTATTTTTTGTACATCAGCGCCAGATAGCTTTAAAACGCTCTGGAAGGAGCTGGAAAAAATTATAGTGAAATACAAATTGTTTTTTCTTATTTATTTCAGTGAATTAATAAAAATAAAAAGTAATAAACAGCACAAAAAGCCCATCAACGGGTGAACAGTGGTGAACAGACGGTGAACAGTCATTACTGCGATTGTTCACCCTTTAACTTACTGTATTACTTATCTTTTTTCTTATGGTGAACAGAGGTGAACAGTAAAATATAAAAAAACAAACAGTAAGTCGGTTTTTCCTGCGACCTTTTCCTGGCTTGCCGGTCTGAGGATGAGTCTCCTGTGTCAGGGCTGGCACATCTGCAATGCGTCGTGTTGTTGTCCGGTGTACGTCACAATTTTCTTAACCTGAAGTGACGAGGAGCCGGAAAATGTCTGACAACACCATCCCTGAATATCTGCAACCCGCGCTGGCACAACTGGAAAAGGCCAGAGCCGCCCATCTTGAGAACGCCCGCCTGATGGATGAGACCGTCACGGCCATTGAACGGGCAGAGCAGGAAAAAAATGCGCTGGCGCAGGCCGACGGAAACGACGCTGACGACTGGCGCACGGCCTTTCGTGCAGCCGGTGGTGTCCTGAGCGACGAGCTGAAACAGCGCCACATTGAGCGCGTGGCACGCCGGGAGCTGGTACAGGAATATGACAATCTGGCCGTGGTGCTGAATTTTGAACGTGAACGCCTGAAAGGGGCGTGTGACAGCACGGCCACCGCCTACCGGAAGGCACATCATCACCTGCTGAGTCTGTATGCAGAGCATGAGCTGGAACACGCCCTGAATGAAACCTGTGAGGCGCTTGTCCGGGCAATGCATCTGAGCATCCTGGTACAGGAAAATCCGCTCGCCAACACCACCGGCCATCAGGGCTACGTCGCACCGGAAAAGGCTGTCATGCAGCAGGTGAAATCATCGCTGGAACAGAAAATTAAACAGATGCAAATCAGCCTCACCGGCGAGCCGGTTCTCCGGCTGACCGGACTGTCAGCGGCAACACTCCCGCACATGAATTATGAGGTGGCAGGCACACCGGCACAGCGCAAGGTGTGGCAGGACAAAATAGACCAGCAGGAAGCAGAGCTTAAGGCCAGAGGGCTGCTGTCATGATTTACTGCCCGTCGTGTGGACATGTTGCTCACACCCGTCGCGCACATTTCATGGACGATGGCACCAAGATAATGATTGCACAGTGCCGGAATATTTATTGCTCTGCGACATTTGAAGCGAGTGAAAGCTTTTTCTCTGACTGTAAAGATTCAGGAATGGAATACATTTCAGGCAAACAGAGATACCGCGATTCACTGACGTCAGCCTCCGGTAGCATGAAACGCCCGAAAAGAATGCTTGTTACCGGATATTGTTGTCGGAGATGTAAAGGCCTTGCACTGTCAAGAACATCGCGGCGTCTGTCTCAGGAAGTCACCGAGCGTTTTTATGTGTGCACGGATCCGGGCTGTGGTCTGGTGTTTAAAACGCTTCAGACCATCAACCGCTTCATTGTCCGCCCGGTCACACCGGACGAACTGGCAGAACGCCTGCATGAAAAACAGGAACTGCCGCCAGTACGGTTAAAAACACAATCATATTCGCTGCGTCTGGAATGAGGGCTGCCGGTTAACCCCGGCCGTCGCCGCACACCGTATTTTTATTCTTCAGCATGATGAGAAAGAGATAACGATGGAAAGCACAGCCTTACAGCAGGCCTTTGACACCTGTCAGAATAACAAAGCAGCATGGCTGCAACGCAAAAATGAGCTGGCAGCGGCCGAACAGGAATACCTGCGGCTTCTGTCAGGAGAAGGCAGAAACGTCAGTCGCCTGGACGAATTACGCAATATTATCGAAGTCAGAAAATGGCAGGTGAATCAGGCCGCCGGTCGTTATATTCGTTCGCATGAAGCCGTTCAGCACATCAGCATCCGCGACCGGCTGAATGATTTTATGCAGCAGCACGGCACAGTAATGGCGGCCGCACTGGCACCGGAGTTGATGGGCTACAGTGAACTGACGGACATTGCCCGAAACTGTGCCATACAGCGTGCCACAGATGCCCTGCGTGAAGCCCTTCTGTCCTGGCTTGCGAAGGGGGAAAAATTAATTATTCCGCACAGGATAGCGACATTTTAACGACCATCGGATTCAGGCCTGACGCGGCTTCGGTGGATGACAGCCGTGAAAAATTCACCCCTGCGCAGAACATGATTTTTTCGCGTAAAAGTGCGCAACTGGCATCACATCAGTCTGTGTAAAACTCCCCGAAAATCCGTCCGATTTTACTGAAAAAAGCCATGCATCGATAAGGTGCATGGCTTTGCATGCGTTTCCCTGCCTCATTTTCTGCAAACCGCGCCATTCCCGGCGCGGTCTGAGCGTGTCTGTGCAACTGCATTAAAACCGCCCTGCAAAGCGGGCGGGCGAGGCGGGGAAAGCACTGCGCGCACGAGAGTAAAACATTACTCAATTGAAAAATGTAACATTCCTCTCTCTCTCGGTGTAATGGTGTTGGGATGAACTAACCGTTCCATTTCAAAACCAAAATCATGATAAGCAGTATTATAAAAAGAGCTTAAAATAAATTTCACAAACGTTACCGGACATAATGGTGACGACAATGGTATCCGGCAATTTTTAAACTGACCTAGGGTTAGGTGTGCTGCTGGATGAATAACATCATTAGCGTCATCAGGGGCATAATCCACTCGTATCGGAACGGGTAAAATTGATTTTTGGACAATGTCAGCATAAAAGTTGCTTTCGTCTAAATATAACTCAGGGTCATTCTGGAATGATTCGTAATTAGGCGCGGGGAAATAACATAGTCTTTCTTTTACAAGTTTCATTCGACGATCAAACTGAAATAAAAGATGGAGTAACCCACCATCTAATAATTTGATATTATATTGCCTTTTTTCGTCCAAGAAGTTATAGATATCAACATACTCAATATTTCTTAATGCAATTGAAGTATCAGCGAATCCGCTATAGCTGACATAATAATATTCTTTATCCCGTGTTATTACAGGATAGTTTTGTGCGTCACTGATACCCACTGATATCAGATGAGATGTGATTTTTCTAATTGCTGCGCAAATGCTACTTGAGTTCATCTCATTCACCCTTCAGTTGCTTAATTAAAGCAAGGCGTAATTCTTCTGGTATATCTTCAACTCTAACTTGTCCATCCAATAGAACCATGAGATTATGGGCGTTCAATTTAGCTTGGTGTACTCTTTTTCTCTCTTGAGAAGTCATATCCCTGTTCACCAGTCGCATTTTTTTACGCTCTGCTTCTGTTGGGTATGTAAATTCCAGTTTAAATCCTCTTTGTTTCACCTCATTGTATTCGTTAATCAGGCCATCAAAGGAAGAACCCACACCACATACACGAAGCCATGCTTTAGTTCTTGTCATTGCAGTAAAAAGGATATTTCTACGCTTTGCCAGTTCATAATCCACGTTGCAATAATGAGCATCCATGATGTATACCATAGCTGCTTCGTTTCCCTTTGCTCTGAATATGGATGTAAATGTTACACTATTGTCTGAGAAAAACTCATCAGGAGAGCTTGTAATTCCAGCTATAGATGTATTAATTCCGTTTTGGAATAAAAGGTCACGCAGATAACCTACTTCATTTCTCATACGTATTGTATCTGGGTGAATTACAACAATGTCGCTAGGTAATATCTCTTCCTCATGAATATTTTTAAATATTTCCTGCGCAATCCAATTAGATTGAGAATGCTTGTCTTCAAATTTAACAAACTGGATCATCTCATCAATTGAGTTATGTGCACTCAATAGGGATGGGCTAGATTTCGTTGTCCTTGATAATATAACCTCCTTTCCCTCAACTAATTCACCATCTATTTTTTCATAACCAATCTCTGTCCATAATCCTTCAAAATCAAACATCTGAATTATTGGTTTATGATAAATACCAAACCCTAAAGCATGAGCCGTGGTTAAGATTGGGCCTGGATTTCGATAACAAATGTCTAAAGTTATATCTTGTTCTTCACTGGTGAAACTAACAATTGGTTTTCCATGCTCGTCTACTCCCCAAATTTGTTCAGGAGAAGGCATGGATGAATCCCCAAGATTTTGTAATTCATCATAAGCGTAAACTAATCGTTTCTTTTCCCCTAGCAAAGAATAACATATGCGGAGAAACTCAATTGAAAAATCTTGAGCCTCATCAATAAGGATGAAATCATATAATTTCTTATCTTCTTTTTTATTATCGAGGAAGTTCTTACAGGCAGCCTGAAAAGGTGTTTCATTAAATTCTGCAAGACGACGTGCGCCGTTATAATCGTAATAAGGTATATTATGTGCCACACATGCGTTGTAATATAAACCTTCTGTTTTAGAGCCGCCCCAGGCATGAATAATGTCTACGTTATCCCAATCAATTCCATTATCATCTGCGAATGCTGAGACTAAATGTTTTAGTTGCTCTTTGAGAGAGCGACTATTGAAAGTAACTGCTATTTTCCAGTGAGGATTTTGTGAGTGTATATGTGCAATTTTTCGAGCGAGAACAATAGTCTTACCTGAGCCAGCAAGCCCACGAATCCTTTGGACATTATCAATATTGACCAAGACGGCAGTCGTTTGACTAGAATCAAGAGTGGCAAGTGAATTCTCCAATTTTTTTAGTACGCTACCCTTTGAGTCAATCTGTCTGACATAGCTTCTTTTTCTCTTGGGCTTCAATTTTGAAAGTGATTGAACATGGGATAGTAAAGTTTCAAGAAGGGAACCATCATCCCAGGTAATGTCATTGAGAATAGATAATATTTCATCAACATTGGAACTAATGCTTAAACCACTGTCACAATCAAAATCATCAATATTTATACAGTTTGGTGCGAAAACAATACTGTTCACAGGTACGTTTAATATTCTGTTTTTAGTCAGTGCTTTTACTTCAGAAAGTTTTGCGACGAATTTCATGTGCATTTCGTCAATGATATCAATATCATCTTGGGTTAACTCTCTTTCCTCATTGAAATGGAAAATGACAACACCATGCTTTGATGAGCAAATTAGACCATCAAGAGTAACATTGTTTTCGCTTAGAAAAATAACAGGAAAACCGCGATAATAATATCCAGTTATATCATTTATCTTTCTTATTGAATTTTCTAGAATATCAGAAACAGTATGATTCTGAGGTTTCATTCCCAATATTTCAATCATTTTGAACTCCGGTAGATAAATTCATCAAAAAATCCGAGTATTTTTGCATCATATATTTTCTTTTATCAAGATACAAAGCATGATTATATGTGCCTCGGATAGTATTCTTATCAACATGTGCGAGCTGAATCTCAATCCATGCGCTCTCAAATCCCATTTCATGAAGAATTGTCGATAGTGTATGCCTAAAACCATGACCAGTAGTTCTTCCCTTATAACCTAATGATTCAATAACTTGGTTTACACTTTCTTTGCTTATCGGTTTTCTACGATCATTTCTGCCAATAAAAACATAGGGATAGTCCGATGTTATCGGTTGTAGTTGTTTAAACAGTTCAATTACCTGAGATGATAAAGGTACTATATGTGGCCGACGCATTTTCATCCGTTCAGCAGGTATTTCCCAGATACCTTTTATCAAATCAATTTCACTCCAAGTTGCAAAACGCATTTCCTGCGTCCTGACTCCTGTCATCATTAGGATCTTGGTTGCGTTTTTGGTAATAATACTTCCAGTATATGACTCTAGATCTCTAACAAAATGAGGTAGCTCTTCCGCGGATAAAAACGGATGATGCTTTTGCTTGGGAATAGCCAAAGCGATTGCTAAATCAGGCGCCGGATTGTATTCAGCACGGCCAGTGATGATCGCGTAGCGAAACACTTCTCCACATCGTTGGCGAACTTTTCTGGTTTTCTCCAACGCTCCACGTTTTTCGATGCGCTTAAGTACTTCAAGCAGTTCTAATGGCTTAATTTCAGATATTGGGCGTTTACCAATGAAAGGAAAAACGTCCTGTTCGAATGTTTTAATAATTTCCTCTCGATAAGCGATAGTCCAGCGATCTGCTTTTGCTGCATGCCATTCTCTGCTAACTGACTCAAAAGAATTTTCAGTTGATAATTTTTGAGCAAGTTTCTGAGCCTTCCGTTCTTCTACTGGGTCTATGCCGTTTGCTACCTGCTTACGTGCAGTATCACGTTTCTCTCGTGCTTCTGCGAGGCTAACAAGTTCGTAACTACCAAATGACATTAGCCGTGCTTTACCGGCGAAACGAAAGCGGAAGCGCCAGCCCTTTGAACCGTCTGGCTTGATGAGTAGTGACAAACCGTGCCCATCATTCATTGTATATGGTTTGTCTTGTGGTTTTGCGCGTTTGATTTGTATATCGGTTAGAGCCATGTGTATAACTGAAAACTGCGTATGAAGATTCTATACACATTACTATACATATTTTTCGCGGATTCAGGGAGATGATCTCGGACTATTACGGACAAGATGATTATTTATAATATTGAATATAAAGGATTTTATGGAGTATCTCGGAACTGGCTGGATGAAGTTTGGCGGAAGATCACAGGA